GAAGATAACCAAATGAGAACACTCACGGCTTATTTTTCTGTTAACGAAGAAACTAAAATTAAATACTCAGAGTCGTTTATAGCTACACATTGGGTAATTCAAGCCGATATTTTGGGTGATTTAATTGCTGAATTACAGAAAAAATACGAATCAATCATTATTGAACAGAGAAAACCAAATGAAAGATTATTCTGAAAGCCTAATTAAACTCAAAGCAATGATTCATCAATACCAAAAACTTGTATTGCAGGGAAAATATGACGCAGCCGCTGACATTGCGGTGGATATGCAAATCGTTTTGGTTGATCTTCAAGAATGGACAGAGGCTCAAGTTGACCAAAGCGCAACGTAAGCATTACGAGAAACTGGCTAACCTTGGTTGCTCGTTGTGCCGACATTTGGGGTATGGGGAAACGCCGGCCCATATTCATCACATTAGACGATTAGGAATGAAACGTGAAAATGCGCCGGTTATACCGTTATGCCCAAATCATCATACCGGCAATGATGGGGTACATGGACTGGGCAAAAAGGCGTTTGCTCAAAAGTATGGGGTTACAGAAGAAGATTTATTAGCCCAAACAGAGGCGTTATTGTGAATCCATATTTAATTACAGAGCCAACGTGCATTAGCTTTAGCGGCGGCAGAACTTCAGCCTTTATGTTGTACCAAGTGTTGCAAGCACACGGCGGCACGATGCCAGATGACGGGATTGTATGTTTCGCCAACACAGGCAAAGAAGAAGAAGCCACTTTAAAGTTTGTAAACGATTGCTCTGTAAACTGGGGTGTACCGATCATTTGGTTGGAATATCAGGCAGAAAACCCTAAATTTAAGGTCGTTGATTATGCATCTGCAAGCCGAAATGGTGAGCCATTTGCCGAATTGATAACAAAACGCAGTTATTTGCCCAACGCAATTGCACGTTTTTGCACAAGTGAACTAAAGGTATTGGCAATCGACCGTTACATGAAGTCAATAAACAAGCCAGAGTACGACACTTTGGTTGGTATACGGGCAGACGAACCACGCAGAGTAGCGAAGATGCGGGTTAATGCAGACGTAAAACTTACACCATTAGCAACGCAAGGGGTCACTCAAGCTATTGTTTGGGACTTTTGGAATAGCCAGCCATTTGATTTGGAATTAGCAAAGTTTAACGGCGCATCCAATTGTGACCTATGTTTTTTAAAAGGCACAGGTATATTAAGTGGGTTAATCATTCAAAAGCCTGAACGAGCAATCTGGTGGGCAAACATGGAAAAACAGACCGGTGGACGATTTGCCAATGACAAGCCAACTTACGCACAAATGATGCAATTCCAAAAAGATCAGATTTCATTGTTTGATGATGAAAGCCTTGAATGTTTTTGTGGAGATTAAATGATTGCTACCCTCCAGCTGCCGCTACCACCATCAATGAACACATATTGGCGCAATTTCAGGGGCAGGACAATACTTAGTCAAGGCGGTAGGGATTACAAACTAGCGGTGCAAGAATACGTCACGATTAACAAAATACCTAGTTTTGGCTCAAACAGGCTTATGGCGATCATTACTATATTCCCAAGGGATAGGCGCAGCATTGACCTAGACAATAGGCTAAAAGGCTTATTTGACGCTTTGCAAGATGCAGGCGTGTTTGACGATGACGGACAGTTTGACAAAATAGAGATTGCAAGGGGGTCGATTAAATCAGGCGGCGGTTGTACAATTGTGATAGCTACCTTGTGAGGCCACTATGGACTATCCTGCCGTATTCGTTGCAACTTTGTTCCATAGCGGGACAAACGCACACTTTATGCACCTTGCGACAGACTCTTATGCCAAACATAAAGCGTTGCAAAAATACTACGAAGGCATTATTGATTTAGTTGATACTTGGGCAGAAAGTTATCAAGGCAGTTATCAGCAGATCAAGTCATATCCTAAAGACTTTCACTTGGCTACCGATCCTGTTAAATACATCACAGGCATCAAAGCGTTCGTTAAAGACATTCGCACCGAATTGCCGCAGGATTCAGAGTTAGAAAATATTGTGGATGAAATTGCAGGATTGATTGACAGCACGTTGTACAAATTGAAATCATTTAAATAAACCCCAAAAGCTCGGCAAAGCTAATGGGGTTCTAACCAACCAACTATTGAGGAGTTGACATGGCTGAAAATATTTTATCGCAAGAAGATGTAAAAAAATTGTTTTTGTACAAAAATGGTGATTTATATTGGAAAGTGTATACAAATCCTAGAGCGCCTATTGGGGCAAAAGCAGGTAGTTTTAATAAACACAACCAACGGCGCTATATTCGTATAAACAAAATACGCTATGTCGCACATCGGTTAATATTTTTGTACCACCACGGCTGGCTTCCAATAGAAGTAGATCACATAGATACTTGTCGTACCAACAATTCAATAGAAAATTTGAGGGCGGCAACAAGTAGTCAAAATCAACATAACAAACGATTACAAAACAACAACACGTCAGGCGCTAAGAATGTAAGTTATTGTTTAGGTAGGTGGGAAGTAAAATTAAAAGTTAATAAAAAACAAATACATATAGGTCGTTTTGACAATTTTGAATCAGCGCAACTTGCTGCAATCATGGCTAGAGAAAAATATCACGGTGATTTTGCACAACATGGATAGGGCGTACAAATGAGCAAACATGGACTTTATGCGAATATTCTCGCAAAACAGGAACGCATCAAAGCAGGCAGCGGCGAAAAGATGAGAAAGCCAGGCGATCCAGGCGCACCTACGGCTAAAGACTTTAAAGAATCAGCTAAGACAGCTAAAGACGAGAAGAAATGACAGCGGCTTGGCAGCGCAAAGAGGGCAAGAACCCTGCTGGCGGTCTAAATGCCAAAGGTCGAGCGAGTGCCAAAGCAGAAGGCATGAACTTAAAGCCACCAGTAAAGTCAGGTGACAACCCAAGACGAGCTAGTTTTCTTGCACGAATGGGTAATATGTCAGGGCCAATGGAGAAAGACGGAAAACCGACCAGACTAGCCCTAGCCTTAAAAGCATGGGGCGCATCAAGCAAAGAAGATGCAAGGGCAAAAGCCAAAAATATCAGCGAACGTAATAAGTAAGCTAAACTTAAAATATCTTAAATCTACGACAATTGAGAAAGATATGGAACAAGCTAAAGTAGCTAAAAGTAGAAAGAGGGTTGGCGGTAGAGCGCCTGGCACACCTAACAAGTCAACAGCAAAGGCTAGAGAGGCAATTGCAGCGTTTGTTGATGGTAATGCATACCTTTTACAAGGGTGGCTAGAATCAATTGCTTTGGACGAACGACATGGCCCAAAAACAGCGTTTGACTGTTTTATGGCTGTGGCTGAATACCATGTTCCCAAGTTAGCCAGACAGGAACACGTTGGGGCTGACAATGGCCCGATTGAAATGGTGGTCAAGTGGCAAGACGGGAAGTAACGCTGCCCTACTCTCCAAGGGGTGCTTTCAAGCCATTCCACAACCGCACCGAACGTTGGGCTTGCCTTGTTGCACACCGACGAGCCGGCAAGACTGTCGCAGCAATTAACGACATTGTTCGGGCTGCACTTATGTGCAAAAGCACAAACCCATTATTTGCTTACATTGCGCCATTCCGCAGCCAGGCTAAGTCTGTGGCTTGGGATTATCTCAAACACTTTGCAGCGCCTGTTCTTGCATCAAGCAATGAGGCCGAGCTAACCATCGAGCTTATAACTGGCGGCAAGATACGCTTGTTTGGGGCTGACAACGCAGATGCCATGCGTGGCTTGGGCTTTGATGGCGTGTTCATGGATGAATATGGGGACTTTAGGCCATCAGTTTGGGGTAACGTTATCCGACCAACATTGTCAGACAAGCAAGGTTGGGCTGTGTTCGCTGGTACGCCTAAGGGTAAGAACCAGTTTTGGCAGATATTTGAAACAGCTAAGAAAACGCCTGACGAGTGGTTTCACCTTGTTCTCAAGGCTAGTGAGTCTGGACTGCTACCCGACACAGAGCTACGGGCAGCTGCCGCACAGATCAGCGATGACCAGTTCTTGCAAGAGTACGAGTGTTCGTTTGAGGCGGCAATCCTTGGTGCTTTTTATGGCGAGGACTTACGCAAGATCACAGATGCCGGTCAGGTTAGGCGTGTTGATTACGATCCGCACTTACCAACATACACGGCTTGGGACTTAGGCTATCGTGATGACACGGCTATTTGGTGGTATCAAGTCATCCGCAACGAAATACACATCATTGATTATTTTGCAATAAGTGGTGCAAACATTGCAGAAATAGCTAAAATAG